CTAATGCCTTTGCCTTTGCTTCAACAAGTTCTACTAGTTTAGAACCTTCTTTTTCACGGCTATCAATTGTTAGCATGAGTCGCCCACTCCAATAGGGGTTTTAAACTGCGTGAGTGTGTTTCAAATTCATCTTTGTAATACCCCCAAACATGACCTATAAATCTAAATACTAACCATTGAGGCCAATATTCCGGAAATTCATTTCCTTCTTCTTTCCATGTTTTAGGAACAAAGGTAAAAGCACCCATCATTAACTCTTCATATTTCCAGTAGACTTTTCTACCCTCCATACAAACAATCCAACCTTCATCTTCTACTAATGCTTTAGCAGTTTCAAATTCAGTCTCATCGTCATCATCGAAGTAAGACGGCCCAGTTATCATTTCATTCCATATTTTTTTATCGTATTTTTTCATTTTTATTCCTCCTTATCTAAGTAGTCGGGGTAACGCCAACATTTACCCACACAATACCCTTCGGGTATCAGTTTCGTTTTACAGTTAGGCGCATTGTAATTGCCAAATACCGTAAAACGGGCGTGTTTTCTTGTAGTTTCTTTATCCCAATCAAGCCATACTTCATCGGATGATTCAACTATCCTTTCAATCTCATCAACAATAGTATTCAAAACTTTTTCTTTTGATTCTTTGGTCGATAAGTCCATTCTTTGAGTGAGGATGTCTCTGTACCAAGACACCAAATACACTCTAGCCATATGTGAAGGATTCTCAACCATAATTGCATTGTAAAGACAAGGCAACAATGGCAAGGCTCCTTCTACGACGACCGGCTTTACTTCTCCTTCTACCGCCTCTATAGGGGGCATATCGGGCCAAGAAACTAGATTATCGCCTGTCACTCTCCTAGGTATTAGCCTAGGGGACATGGCGGTTTCTAGTATGTGTTCTAATCCCTTTTCTATATCTTCTTGAAATATCGGTATGCAATAATAAGGAATACCGTTTCCATTATCGCTAGCAAGATTAACCGTGTTGGGTACTCTTCTCAATCTAGTTACTTGACCCACTCTTTCATCTAGTGAATTTTCATTTCCTACCTTAGAATCTAGATATTCTTTGACTTCTCTAAAGTAGGCCTGTATTCCTCTTATATTATCTACCTGCTTTCCAAAAACAAAAAGGTGAAAACCTCTACCGGAAAAGAAAATAGTATGTTGGTATTTACTCACATACTCTAGAACAATCTTCAAATCGTTTAGTGCGCTTTCTAATTCATCTTCATGAGCATCAAAGTCAAAGAATATTCTGTCAATGATTACTGATGAATCAACCTTTGCTGTTTCTGCAAATAGTCCAAAATCATAAACTGTAGTATAGACATTAGTTCTATTGTTTTGAACTTTTATGAAATTCACATATTCACTTTTTGTCTTTACTATTTTTCTTTTCATTTGTGGAGCGTTTTTTATGTGACTCCCCGCCCATACTTCTCTCGGATATTTCATTTTTATCTCCTCCATTTTTATTTACATCGAAACTAATTGTAGCCTCACTCAGCATATCGGTAATTACCTCTGCAATTTCACCACTCAATTTTATTTTAGTGGCTTCTCTAACACAATCCTCAAAGGTAAAACCAACGAATCTATCATTTATCTTAATGTCTCTAATCATTTCAAATCTATCAATGAGTTTAGATTCATTGTAGATTTCATCGCAAAGAATTTCAATAGTATTTTTCATATTACTTATTTCTGCAAAAGACCAAGTTCTAGACTTAACCAATGCTTCTATGATTGATTTATTCATTCAAAGCACCTTCATATCTATTAAGCAAGGCTATGGCATATCCCATAACCTCAGTGTCATATTTGCCCAAGTGGGACAAAATAGTTATTGCATCAAAGGCTATTTTTTGCATATTATCCATATAATCACAACCATGTATTTTCTTCTGCTGCATCGCACAATCCAAAGAAGGAACAGTGGGCGCAAGTCTTGTAGTAGAACTTTGTTTCAAAGAGTTTTTGTTCATAGGCATGAATCAATTTAGCGATATTTTGCATAACCTTTTTGACATTATTTTTTCTGTAAGCGTTAGTTGCTTCTTCACAAAAGATATAATTTGAAATTGGGTAGTACCAAGACCAATGAGTAACAGGTACATTTGGTTCTAGACCGGCGTTTCGCAAAACTGCTTCACTAGAGTTCTCTATCAATAATTTGTAAAAGGCCATTTCCTTTCTCATTCCGGTTGCCTTGTAGTCTTTCCAAGGTCCTGTTTTAAATTCCATAGGTATGTAGCCGTTTCCTTCTTTGAATACTCTATCAATAATACCTTGTAAATGAACTACATAGTCTCTTCTTAGAGGATATTTAGGGTTAGTATCGGCAGAAATAGTTATCTCACAATCAAACATTCCTTCATTGCATACAGGCAAAAACTCATCTGTTTTACCTTCTTTCAAGGCATCCATAAACCTTTGAGATTCAAATACTGCAATTGTTTGATACTCTTCAAAATAATCGTCTACAGGAAATAAACTAGAACAGTAGTCTAGTAACTCTTCACTATTCATGGTTTCTGCCTTTACTATATCGAATTCATTGAAGAAATCTTCTCTTGCATTATGCATTATTGTTCCCTTTCTCATTGCTTCTGTTTGGTCTTGAGGCAATCTTTGTTGATAACTAAAATCATACTTTTTGGGACACCAATCGAATGACCCCAAAGAAGACTTTGTTATTTTCAATATAGGTTCTGTAGGGTCGCTGTAATTTTCCGGAATCCACTGATAAGTATATTCTTTCATGCTTTTTATTTCTGTTTCATATTCATTCATTTTTACCACCATTCGCTTAGTGTCTTTTGTTTATTTTTTATTTTTATTGTTTCCCAACCCATTGCTTCAAAAATAGGTTTTGCTTTACTAATTACTTGTTCAGCATAGTGTCCCCAATCCGGAGTAAATTTTTCTAAATCGGAAAAGGTAGTACCTGCTACCCATTCAGCAGCCTTTCTTTCATCTGTCAAAGGGTTAGTGTAAAACCCACTAGGAATTATTTTCATAAAGACATAAGAATCGTCATAGGTAAAACCTAATTCTTCATGTCCGTATAACATACCGGCAATTCCCGAACCGATAGATGGCCTTTTTCCATCCAATGTTGTGAAATGCTTTTTTAATTTAGCACACTTAGAACAGTATTCCAAATCATATATTTCAAGCAAGTTGTATTTTTTCCCACAAGAACATTTCAATGCAAACCTGTTTTCTTTGAGTCTGCTTCTCTTTACAACATCTGTAATAGGCGTTTCTCCGTTCAATGTTTTCAAGTATTCACTTCTACAGTAGTCTACTATTTCGTCTTCAGTGTTTCCTTCTACCCACATTTTTAGAACATCAGTTTGTATTCTTTTCGATAGTGGTGTTTCGGAAACTCTCTTAGCAGTAAATCCTGTCATTGTAAATTTAGGTTCATCTAGAAAAACTCCATCTTCCCAAGAAATCAAACCTGCGTTTCTGTTCTTAGTAACTCCCACACCCAAAGAAGAAAAATATTTTTCAAACTCTAATACTACAGGGTGTTCATCTAATTGTAATACATTAGGAAAGAACTCCCTAACAAAAGAGTTAATCTCTTTTAGACTTTCATGTGCCTGTTCTATAGAATCTACTTTGATGTAAATAGAATCTGTGTGTCCATAAACTACATCCATTTAGATTCCTCCTGTGTTGTATTGGTTCCAAAAGTTTTCTTTTTTCTTTCTTTCTTTTAAGAATTTCAAGGGAGAGTAGACGAAACGATACGGCACTACTAATAGCAATCCAAAATAAATAAAATAGCCGTAGTATGGCATTATCACTGCAACTTCATCTGCATGAAGCCAATACATAAAGGACTCTAGTTCTTCATACAAAGGCCACTTCATAGTACCACCACTAGCAATGTAATGATAGTAGCAATATTGACAATATTAACCATCATCAATATCTTATTGCTCCTTTTTACATTATCCAGTAACTCTTGTAAAGTGTCATTGGTTGTTGTCTGTACTTCTATCAATTCATCTAAATTAAACATTTTTATTTCTCCTTCTATTATTTTTCCAAGAGATGCACTCATGGCACTCTTTTTTGTTAGGATGTAATATCCTAACTTTTCGGTTACATGAATAACAATTCATTCAATCACCACCATTCCACATGCAATACACTTATTATTTTCAATGTCTTTATCATAAAGGTGTATATTGCATTGTGAACAAACTTTCAATGAGTTAGTCATTTAACCCTCTCCTAACGAACAGGCCACGACCTACCCTTTTTGAATGCTTCTTACAAACCCATGTTGCTGCATAGGCATCTCCAATATGTATTGAGTTTCCTTTCAATTCAATAATTTTATCGAGGATTTGTCTTGCAGTGAACTCTCCATCTGTTCTTTGTATTTCTTCTTTTATCCACTTTTCAAAATACTTATTCATCTTTAATCCTCCTAATTTTAGGTAAGATTTTGGTAGTCTTAACACCCTTTTCATCAAAGAAATGGGTTGCTCTGTGTATAGTCTCCCAACCATAACGCTTGAGTAATGTTTCGGGAAATGCGCTTTTCATTCGTAGCATAGGATTACCTCTTGAGTTTGTAAATTGAGTAGAAGTGTGGCCTGTTAATTGTTTGCTAACTAAAGAATAATTTTTAATTGCGAATCTATACAATTCAGTTTTAAAATATGTTTTATCATCTTCTAAATTATCAAAGGTTAAATCAATACATGCTTTCAATAGTTTTCTGTCTATGCTTTTACTTGCTCCGTTTCCCATTTTTATCACTCCTAAGTTTCCAATTTTTATATGTTAATCCCTCTAATACTACACCTGTTACTAGCCCGTTAAATGCGTAGTTATCTACTCCTAGATACAAAATAATAAGCAATAGTGCGCTGCCCCACATCCAATGGTGTATGTGATAATTTTTAATTATTATACTAGGAGAATAGGGAGTTAGTGTTTTGGCTATAACATAACCTGCTACAATTCCTAAACTGTATTCAATCATCTTCAACCCTCACATCTCTATATGTTATTTTTGTTTTAGTGACAACGACATCGTATTCTTCAACTTCTTTTATTGTTTTCCAACCTACTCTTCTCCATGCCCACATTGCTTTAGGGTTGTCGGGGTCGGGACTATACCGGACTAAAGGAACATCACAAGACTTACAGTAGTGTTCTTCATATCCGGTTTCTTTGTCCTGTCTGTCTCCTATGTTGTATTTGCCATATGATTCACAATCCTCTTCTCTACATGCCCACATTAGTTTCATCCTCCTTTGCTTCTTTTTCACACTGTTTGCAGTTAATCTTTCCTTCAAATTGAGGGTTGTGTTTTAGTGGTTTTTTGCATTTCATACTTTCATCTCCTTAGCCTTAAACGCCGCTAATCTAATGGCTTCTCTAGCACTAGCAGTAATACTAGCGGCTAAATCTACATCGGACCAACCAAACCCTTTGTATGCAAGGATGCCATAAAAGGATGCCATTAGTCTCTTAACAGCCATTTGATTATTATTCCACTTGGCAGTCTGTTCTTTGTCACCATTGTTTCTAGCCTCTTTCATATTAGCCTTGTATTCGTTTCTCAAATCTTTCAAAGCCAACAAAGACTTAGGCAATAGTCCCAATTCTTCTGTAGTGTAGTACAACATTTTTCTTTCATAGTCATCATCAACTTCTTTCAAGTTTTGAGGAGTATTCAAATCAGCACCAAATACTGTTTCTACATTACTCTTAGTCTCAAAAGAAATATTCCTAGCAATAATCATACTAGGATATAGTCCTGCAAAGTCAAACGCTGCTACATTGTAGTGCAACCCATTGGTATTTTCATCCAAGGGATTGTAAATCATAGCACCGGAATAAGAAAGACTCTCTTTACACTTCTTGCATATTTTTAGTTTCTTATCATTGGGGTTTTTGTAACCACATGAATCACATACCTTATGCTTAGGCTTACTACCTGTTGGTGCTTTCCACCAAGCATTACGCATAAAGTACATAGAACCCATATTAGATGCAAAGAAACAAGCATCGAATGGTGCTAGTAGTAATCTCTGCAAAGATAGAATAGCCTCCGAAGTAAAGTTCTCTTCGTCTATTTTTCTAAGAAGTTCTACATCTATTATTGCGTATTGTAAATAGGCTGATGGGTCTTCAATCCATGCTCTACGGTAGAACTCATTAGGGTCTTCAAACTTAGTCTCAGTATGCTTTCCTTCACCGAATAGTGTCTTAGAAACATAGTCCAATGATAGACTAGGTAGTGTGCCTCTTTGAGCATCATTCCATTGTCTTTCAAAGGCCAAGTCTAAGTTAAGAGTTATTCTACCCTTAATGGGTTGAGCAGTTGGACCATAACCATTCGATTTACTAAATGTCCACTTTTCATTTTTGTAGTGTACTCCCTCAATAACTCCTAGTGGAGATATTTTTAGTGGGCTAATATTATTGGCACAACACCTCTCTAGTAGTTTAGGCAAATCGAACTTTAGTCCAAACCAAGCAATTAACATATCGGGGTCGCAAAGTTCCATGCACATTAAAAACTGTTGAATCATTGCACTTTCGCTATCTTCTGCAAACATTACACAATTATAGCCATCAACTTTAGGCTCTACAATAGTATCGTTTTTAGAAGGTTGCCAAGTCCATGTATAGAATTGATTGTCAAAATTATCATAGGCTACAATAGCAGTAATCTTTCCATCATGTTCTCCACCTTGTTGCCATTCCATATCCCAATACCACTTTCTTAAATTATATTCGGGCATTTCATTTATGTTATCTATTGCATACCTGTAATGAAAAGGAACATCTGCTTCATAGGTTTGAGAAAAGTTTTCTTTTGCTTGGTAAATGTCTTTTGGCATATCAACATAAACTTTCTTTAGTTTATCCCCTTCTAAATTAAACCAATCGCCGTGTTCGTATTCGTATTCTCTACTAATCGTCTTTGTTACTTGGTAGTTAGTCGGTTCTCTAGAATCTTCTTTAACAAAAAAGTAAGGCTTGTAAGTATCATTTTTAATCACTTTATTTCCATTTTTATCTCTCCAAGAAAGATACACATTGTTATTGTTATTTGTTATAATCATTTTATCACTTATTCCATGTGCGGAACTTTAACTAAAAGACGGTCTTCTCCTACTATTAAAATAGGGAATTCATCCTTTACATAAAAGGTAATATCACCGTTATCAAAGAATCGGTGAAGCGGTCCGGTAAAACATACTGTGGCAGAATCTCCAAAACCATTTGAAACTTCTACTGTAGTAATGTATTCTTTTACACCTGTTACAGAAGAAGAAATTTTCAATTCGTTTATGTTTTTTACATTCCAATCTATTTTATACACACCTGTACCTATAAGTTCACATCTTTCGATAGCATCTTTGAAAACTGAAACAGGCAAGTCAAACTTTCCTTCAAATGAAACACCATTAAATTGAGGTAGTTCATTTTCTAGTTTTAAATCCATTAGAAGAAGTCTCTGTATTACTTCGTGATGTGGGTGTTGTGTTACTCTAGGTAGAGTAATGTCAGTATCTTGTGTAGAAATTAAAACATTATCATAAATGGTTATCTCTATTTCTTCTTTCAGTTTTTTAAGAAATGGTAGTAGGGTTTTGATATTCACAACTGCGTTTCTTGTAGAGTCATCTAGTATAGTAATGTCTAGAGTTATTTTGTTTATGTAACTACCATCGCCGTTCCATAGGTCTAGTGCAGTAGTTCCCATATCCAAATATACATATTCACTTAGAATGCCGGATTTAACTCCGCCACTTTGAGCATACTTTCCTCCACCCATTACATCTTCTAATGCTGTTCTAAATGCTTTTGCGTCTACTGTAAATTTCATACATCTCCCTCCTTCAATTCCTTAAATCCAGTCCAATTAACTTGGCCATCTCTATTAACAGATAAGAATGAAGTTCTTTTTCCTAAAAGAGAAGGCTTGTATTTACTACTCTTGACTGTTACAAAATACTCCATTCCTTTCTGTGTGTTTCTTTGATAAGTTTGCAGAACTGTCCACAAATGAGAATCCCATCGGTTCCAAATTGGTTGCGGCGGTTCATCCCTAAATGGTGGTTTAGTGTGAGTAATGTAAATTTGGTCACAATCAATTGCTTCTACTTCTTTCATTACTTCTCTAAATGGTTGATTTCGATGAAACCAATCTTGTTGTTTAGCAGTTTTCATTGGTCGCATTCTAGATGTTTCCATTCCTGCCATGTATAGAGTACACCAATCTAACCATGTATCTACTCCATCCCAAACAAAAAGAATGTCTTCTGTCTTTGCAGTTTCTTTAGCCAAAGCAATAAAAGAACGAATGTTTCCTTGTGTTTCATAAGGCAAAAACTCTCCCTCATCATCATGTTCAGCAGGATTAAAAATAATAATCCTGTCTGTAGAATTATGGTTTGCTTTCCATGTAGGAACGGAGCCATTGTCTACATCCAAATAGAATGTTTTCTTTTCACAATCCATTGCTAATCCAGTTTTACCCGTTTTGGCATCACCTTCAATTCCTACCCTAATTCTTTTAGGAGCATTCTTATGCTGTTCAGTCTGTTTTAGAAGTTTGCTTCTAAGTCCTTCAATATTTATTTCTGTTTTCTTATTTTTATTCATCATTTAAATCTCCCCTACGGGTTTTCCATGCCGAAACTAATTCTTCTACTTCTTCTTTAGTTTCTAAAAGTAGTTTGGCATCTTTATCTCCAATATGCATTTTTGTAAAATATTCGTTAGTTTCGTAGTTTTGTCTCCATGTAATAAACTCTACACTCTGTAAATCTACGACCCAAATACCTTGACCATCAGTTAGTTTTTCAACAAACCCATCTACAATGTAAATTGTATCAGTCATTAGACAACCCCCTTTAGGTGTTGTAGGAATGTTTCTAATTCACTATTATTACATTCCTGCACTATAGGATTAGAATTACAAGAGTATAGTTTTATTTCACATTTACTCTGTGTTATTTTCCAAGAAACATGTTGCAGTTTTTCTACGGGCATCATTGCCCTGTTCGTTATTATCATTTTATTTTCTATTGTTATCATATCAATCACTAAAAAAATAGGCTTTGCACCTATTCGTATGTCATTCAACCGCCACATATACACGGCTTGAGAATTACTCAATCAAAACCAATCAAGGTCTTCTTCTTGGGCATCACCAATTTCCTCTACTTGTCCTTTTCTTTCTGTTACATAAAGTCCCGAAAGGTTAATTGTTGCAGGTTCATAACCATCTTCACCTTCTCTTTGAGAAGTTCTACCAACCACTACGACTTCGGAACCAATACCAAAGTCAATGTTAATGTGTTCGGGAATCCAACAAGTTGTCATTCCGTCAGTATCATAGTCGAAGTCTGCATTCAAATCAGTCAAGTTTAGAATACGGTTTCCATTTGAAGTTGGAGTCATATTCATGTTACAAACTGTACCCATCGTCATTACAAATCTGTCCACTGCTGCATTTTCTCGCAACTCAAGATGTTTTGCATCTAGTAGAGTCAAAGAAGCAATGTTTTCTGCAACTAATTCACTTGCCTTGTCAAAGACATTGATAGAAGAGACATCTCTGTAAATATCTCCTTCGGGGTCAACATCTGCATTCATGACAAGAGAACCTAATGTCTTCATAGAATATCCGTAAATATATCCGTCTCTGTTTGAGTCTTTAATTACAGACATATGAACCCACTCAAATGTTGAGGGGTTAAACTTAATTCCACCTTCATTCTTGTATGAGAAATAATACTTATTGTATTCAGTATCATCTCCTACCTTTCCGATAAAGACACCACTTCTTCGCATTAGTTCCTTTGCTAGAGGCTTTCCGTAGTTGGCATTTTCTCCACCATTTTGATATCGTTGTTGAGAATCTAGAGGAATGATAATACTACCATCTTCTAAGTATTCTGCTCCTTCTGCTAGTTTGCCCATTGTTCGGGTTTGTTCTTCACCATTAAAGAATCTAGATACGACATAATTGCCCTCTGTATTCTTTTCTGCTGTTGCTACTAGTCCGTTTTGATGTGCGTTAAACGGGTCACGGTTCCATTCGTCAATGGCTCTCTTTCGATTATATGCCATCATATCTCTAGGTTCTTCAAGTGAAATAAAGAATCCAAAAGCGTCATCGCCAAATCCTTTCTTTCCTTTCTTTCCGTCTGTTTTTTCGGTCTGTATCATTCGGATTTGTTGAGAAGCGTAACTTCTCCACAAACCTTTTGCTAGAGGGGAATCCGTAGACACCTTGTTCTCTTCACATATACTTTCAAATTTCGATTGAGCCTCAGTAACACTGATGCCCAACTTCTCTGCTGCTTTGCTTATTTCATTTTGCATATTTATACCTCCTTATATGAGATTTCCCACCATCCATGAAGCAAGTAATTTCGGGGTCATGTTTAGGGAACGCCATTCACCTTCTCCAATTACTCGCAGGAATTTCAATTTCGTATTACTATCCATTTCGGATGCAATAACAATGTCATGTAGACCTATGCAGATTTCCTTAATGGAGAATCCGTCATAGATTAGATTATGTAATTTTGTTAAAACTTCATTTGGATTTTTATTTGTTATTTCAGTTATTATATTTTCATATTGTTTCAGCGATTTCTCGACTTGAACATTTAGCCTACTACCTGTAGCGATTGATGCTTGTAGTTCGGTTATTGTTCGTCTTAAATCACCATCAAAGCAATATATAAACTGTCTCAATCCATCCGGAATCGGATGACCTTCTCTCTTGAGAATAGTTGTAACAACTTCTTCAACTGTTTCAAAAGTTATTCTTTTGAAGTGATAGTTTGCACACCTAGATTGTAGTGCATAAATTATTTTGTTTCGATTATTACATGTTATAATAAATCTAATATTTTTAGAATATCTTTCCATCATTCTTTTTAGGGCTGCTTGTGCATCATTAGTCATTCCATCCATTTCATCCAATAGAATTATTCGGAAAGGAACATCACCCATTTTTGCACTTTGGGCAATCTCTTTTATTCTAGTCCTTACGGTTTCTAGTCTTCTATCATCCGAAGCATTCACTTCAAAGAAATTACTAGAAGCATCTTTTCCTAAGATAGTTGTTGCTAAAGCAAGTGCTACCGTTGTTTTTCCTGTACCGGAACCTCCGTAAATTAATACATTGGGCATTTCTTTATTGACTGCCCAATTAGTTGCATCCATTACAAAGTGTTCTTGTCCTACAACTTCACTTAGTCTGTTTGGTCTGTATTTTTCTGTCCATAGCATTATATCATCTCCTTTCAATCATTAGAATACCATTCTCCGCAATACTCGGCAGAAACATCATAGCCATTTTCTATGTGCGGAGTCTTACAAGTAGTCTTCCATCTTTCATCTGTGTCATCAAAACGACCTATGAACATATAGAATTCATCAGTTGTCCATTCGCCAAAGTATTTTCTTAGGCCTAAATAAGTAGAATAAGTATCTCCCCCATCATTTGATGAACCTTCACCCCATGACATATCCCATGAATCTGCTTGAATCTTTCCGTTCAAACAATCAATGGCTGTTAATTGTCGGTAGTCTTGGTTCTCTACCTTTAATACTAAGAAATAGTCCTCATCCGAGTAACAGTCTTTATCATCATCGGAAACAGTAAATGTAATCTTATGATAGGGTGGTTGTTCTTCTTCTTCTATATTACTAGGGGAACTATTATCATCAATATACAATACAACAGAACCTATAACTCCTATTAACATTATTGCCACGGATAATGTTAATATCGGTTTCACTATTTTGCTAGGATAATGATTAGATGGTTTCACTATTTTGTTAGAATAGTGGTTATGTGTTACATCAACTGTAACTACGCTATCTTGTATGTTGCTTCCTTCGTATATATCTTCTTTCATTTTTATTCCTCCGAATTACTCCAAATTGCTTGGGCCTTAGCCCCTGTTCTTAGGTTTCTTTTTATGAAACCAACTTTGACAAAACCCTTTCTTTTCATAATGTTGACTAAAGCATTCATAGGTACATTTAGCGATGTATTTCTTCTATGTCTTTTAGAAGAATATGCTTGATAGTTTCTCAACCTATCATATATTTCTCCTGTAGTCATTTCTTTTTCTTCATCTAACATTTTAGTTATTATCTTCTGCGCTCTCTTGTGTTTCATTTTTATTTCTCCAATATCCATTTTTATTTTGTATGCCTACAAGTTCGGCATGGTTCGCAAGGAGTCTGCCCAATTCGGACATAGATACTCCCCACTTCATTTTTTGATTCAAGTGATTGTACACTTGGTCTGTTGACTTAGGCCCTGTTTTTAGGAATGCTTTCATCATTCTTATTGCTACAACATTAGCCATTAGAAATCACCTAAACTCATTTGTTTTATTTTCTTTGGTTTAGGTTTAGATTTTTTCTTTTCTCCTAATCCTAGCAACCTACATTCGCTGTTATTCAGTTTTGTTTTTGCGAATTTTTTGAATTCTTCATCTTCTAATAATTGTTTTAGTAGTCTTTCCCCACCGGATTTTACTCCAAGTCTCCTACACAAAGAAGGTATTTTAGAATACTTTTTTCTTTTAGGCATTCTTGGCCTACCAAAGTTTCGACCTGTATGATTATATGCAAGCATTTCATAAAAGTAGTCGGCATTCCATCTCCTCTTTACAACCCCATCAATAAAAACTAACTTATTAGGATGTTGATTTTCTGCTAGCCAATTTATTATTTGAGTGTCCGAGGGTTTGTTGTATTTCAATAAAGCAACTATTTTTTCTCTATTTGATTCTTTCATGTATTCATCTATCAAAGAAAACATATCTCTTTCAAGAGAATAAGGTGTTTCGCTTCTAGGGGCTAACTCTCTAATGTTATCTCTTAGATGAGAAACACTACCTGCTCTTTTGAATTTAATCATGTTTTTAATATCACTAGGTATTGACTTTTGGTTAATGCTTGTCATTATTATTTTACCTCTATATTTTCTAAGTACATCTAGAATAATTTCTTTTTTAGGTTTGTAATGTAGGTCCTCTATTATTACTCCATTTTCTATAGGTATAGAATAAGGGTCTTTGATATCCATAACATTAGCATAGTAAATCAATGCGTTAGGCAACATTTCCCTTGCCTTGGTAGTTTTACCTGTTCCGTGTTTTCCGGTAATAACTATTGTTCTTTCTTTTTTAATCGTCGTTAGTCCCATTTAAAATCCCTCTCATTTTCATTATCAATTCTAATCCCTCTAAAGTGAGGTGTTCTTTATTTACAAGTTTTAGTATAATCTCTTTATATGTGTTAAGACTATTATTTGCGTCGGAGTAATATTCGGGTATCAAAGTTATTGCTTTGTGAGTGTTTTTGATACCGGATATTTTGAGTATTGGTTTTGGGCGTTGTACGCTCTCTATCTCTCTAATGTTTGACTTTACTTGGTGTTGGGCTAGGCTCCTCTTTAAATCGCCTAGAAAGCGTTTTTCTGCTCTTACAGATATTGACGGCAATACAATATAGCCGATTCTAGAAGTTTCTTTTCTAGAAAACTGTATTTCAAATACTGCTTTGGATATTAAAATCCCAACTATAGTTTGCTTAGGAAACATTTCTCTCCACACTCATTCCTAAATAGCCATGTTCTTTACCAAAGAACCCCATCAAAATATTTCTATAAATATAATTTTCATGTTTTGAAACATCTCCTGCTAATATAAATTTCAACATGTCAAAACTGTCATGTTCTTCAAGTATTATTTGTTGAGGAGTGTTGACTCCTTTTTTGCTTAACATCAATCCATTCACATAACCCATGTGTGCTATTTCTACATCACTTAGTTCATCCATCAATTCAAAAACAAAAACGGTCGCTGCTCCGAATTTTTTAACAAAGTAAGAGATTTCCTTTCCCATTGTATCACCCAAATAAATATCCTTCTACTGTTTCGATGGTGTCTATATCTTGAACATATTTATCATCTCTAATTCTAGTTTTTCTAGGAAACCTAAGTCCTATTGAACCGTCTTTGTTTTGAGTTACTAGGTCTGCTGTTACTGTCAGTACTTTTCTAGGCAAAATCCTGTATTGATTATTTTCATAACTATCTATAATCTTTCTAAGAGAGTTAGTCATAGATAGTAGTTCTTTATCTGTAAATCCATTTCCTACATTTCCTAAACTAATAAATCCGTCACCATCTTTAGCGGCTATTTCAAAACTGCTGAAAACAGATGACTTTGAATTTTCACCATAACATGCACCAATAATAACAACATCCAGTTCTATTCTAGGTGGTTTGTATTTGGCCCAACCCTTTGAACGCTTAGATGGTTCATACTCTAATTTAGCATCTTTAACTATGATGCCTTCAAAACCATCGTTTATTGCTTGGTTGTAAAAGGCTAGAACATCACCATCTTTTTCCATTCTATGTGCTTGGTCGGGTAAATTTTGCATAAATTCTAATCTATCGACATAGGGTAAATCCATTATTGTTTTTTCTGCATATTTTAAACAATCGAATATTACCCATTTGACTTTTACCTTTTCTCTTGCTTCTGCATGGTTTTTAGAGTGAACTCTTGTTCCCATGAGTTTGTGTTCAGCAGGAGAACCGTCTTCTTTAATTGGATATATTTCTCCATCTAGAATACAATCTACATCGTATTGTCTAACGGTTTCAACTACATCTTGAAACTGAGGAGTAACGATATTGCCCTTTCTATTAAAGACAATTACACTATCTCCTTTTTTGTGAATTTGATATCTGTTTCCATCATACTTATAATCTACAATTTTATCTTTAGGCCATTCGGCCATCGGAATTTCTTTTGCTAGCATAGGCTTTACAAATTTGCCATGAACTAAATTCATAGGTGGGGTTTCTCCTTTTTCATAGTGAGTTAAAACTGACTCTACACTATTCATCGAGAGGTCTTTCTTTACGATATTTATTTTTTTATCATAGTGGCTTGCTATAGATTTAGTTATTGTCCCTAGCCCTATTCCGTTATTAGGATTTCTTAACCAATACCTAACAAACCATTTTCTTTCTAATGCTGATAAAGAAATCAAAGTTTCCTTTATCAAATCAAAAGAACTTGAGTGTGCCGAACAATCATGCTCTAGCAAAGAAATTACTTGAGATAAAGAATAATCTTGGTCTTTTTCTTTATCACTTTCTAAATACATTGTTGCTGTACCTATATCTTCAAAGGCAGAATACAGGCCGTCTATTTCATCCTCAAAAACTTCAAAGGCTCTTGCTATCCATTTTTTTCCCTTTGTCATTCCTATGTTATTATTTTCTAAATCTAAAGTTAGAATCTTACACAATAAAGTTGGGTTGAAGTTATTCCATGCCCTATCAATAACTTGCGTTTTCGCTGTCGGGGTTAAGTCTTGTGTCGTTTCTAATAGTCTTGCTAGTCTGCTCATTGTCATTTGTATTCACCTCAAGTATTTCCTTAGAATAAAATATTTTTTCATTAACTAATTGTATTAGTTCTTTTAATGGTTTAGAGTGCTTGCTGTTCATTGTAGATATATTCCACAAATATTTAGCAAGTTCATTCCATTCACTCTTCTTCATTCAACATTCCTCCCTCTATTTCATGTCGAATTCTAGGGATATTTGCTATCATGCTATTCAAAACCTCTACTAAGTCGGTTCTTTCTAAGTGCATAGCGGCTAATTGTAAGTATGTTAGTGTGCCAATAGTAATTGGCATGGCGACTTCATTTATATCTCCGCCCAAAACCATACTCCAATGTGCAACAAAGGAACCTCTAACTACATCATTTGTATTTTGAACTGAGGGCCAAAGTTCTTTGAATGAATCCAAATGAACCTTTGGCATTTTCTTTTCTGCGTTTATACACCAAACTGCAAAGTGTTTGGGCTTCAATCTTTTCTTAAACTGTTTCATTTTAATCACCTAGTATTTCCTCAAGTATATTCAAGAGAATTTTTGCTTCTTTCTTATTTAGACGAACTCCCTTTCTAGTTGGTTTGTCGTCTTTGTACCATCGTATGTCTACTACTTCTATTGAATAGTATTCTCCCGAATGTATTTTGAGTGCATCTATTTCATTACGAATGATTTGATTACTGAATTTCAATCCTTTTTCTTCACTCAACAAAATTCCCCTCCTTGAATTTACTTAGTTCGTGCCTATTCATGAAATATCTAGGCATTTCTAATTCCGATAAACAATTAACTACCCAACAAGCACCACCCAAACTAGATATTTGAACTACTTCATATTGTAAGGAATTAACTTCAATAACTTCTTTAGTATTTATTTCGGGAACAAGCCCGTACATCCTAGTTATTTCCGAAGCAACATCAGCCAAGTTATCAACTACATATTTGATTATGTGTGCTCTTTGGATAGGTATTTTTGGAGCAACTTTAATACTCAGTTTTCCTGTCATTTCACAAATTTTACATTTGTTTCCTTCGCAAATAGGACATAATATATTCGCCGCATAAGGGGCCGGTAGTGTAACGGTGACTGCTCTTTTCATGATTATTCCTCAATTAGCACTGCAACTTCTGTAGTTAAAAACATTAGCGCAATAGAAAAGGCTGCACTTAGGCTACTCTTAGTAACATTAGTTGGGTCGATTATTCCTGCTTCAAGAAGATTTTCTTTTTTACCATTCTTGGCATTGAAACCAATATCCTGTTGTATTTCATGAATCATGTCTTTGAAAATTTCATCGACATCAGCACTGCTGTTTGAAAGTAAAGTCTTTAATGGCGCAAACATAGATTGGGTTGTCGTACTCGCTAGACCTAGCCCAACTGATGCTTTGATAATTGACAATCCTCCACCGACAATGTAGCCACCGTCTAGTGCTGCTTTAGTAGCATTAAGAGCATCATCTAGTCTTTCTTTAGTTTCTCTCATTTCAACTGCTGAACCTGCACCAACTTTAATCACTGCAACTCCACCCTTTAATTTACTAATTCTACTAGAGATGCTTTCTTTCACCCATTCATTAGAACCCGCTTCGTATAAGGCCCTTAGTGTTTCTATTCTTTCTTTGACATCTCCACCATCACCACCAATAATGGTGGTTTTTAGTTGGTCTATTACAACCCTGTCACAAGAACCAAAAGACTCTTCATTGATTATTCTCAAATCATCATCTGCTTCATCCGAATAAACTCGACCACCAACAATGGCAGTTATATCTTTTAACTCATCTAGTTGACTATCTCCATAATTAGGGGCTTGAATAACTCCAATGTCTAATCGGCCTTGTATAACATTAGCAAGGATATTCTGCAATGCTAAATTTTGTAAGTCTCTACATATTAAAAATAAAGGCCTACCTGCATTGGCAGCATATTCGCATGCCGGTAAAATATCTTGAAATTTTCTAATGATTTTATTTGTTACAAAAACTAATGGCTTCTCTAGCACACAATCTCCGTTGTCTTGGTTAGCAAAAAGATGTGTTATGAATCCCTTATCTAACTCTAAACCTTCTCTAATTTCGTATTCAGTATGCAGACCATGTCCTTCTTCTACACTAACTACTCCATCTCTACCTACTTCTTTGAAAACTTCTGCTATGATAGAACCTAATTGTTCATCATTGTTCGATGCAATAGTAGCAATTTTACCAATGTCTTCATCTTCTACCGGCTTGGAGTATTTATCCAAGTTTCTAAGAATAGTGTCCCTATCGTTCTGTAATTGTTGTCTAGTGGATGTTATGTTTTGTAGGTCTTTTTCGGAAATGTTATTACAAAGAGCCTGTGCTAAGACACACGCTGTAGTTGTACCGTCACCTGCTTTAGATTGAGCCTTACTTGCTAAATTTTGAACTAGTTGAACACCCATTTGAACATAAGGGTCGTTACTAGATACATACTTGGATATAGTAACTCCATCGTTAATTACTACCGGAGGGTTTCCTTGAAGTATTGCTGTTCTAGCCTGTGGGCCTAGAGTTGGTTTTACTGTATTTGCTACTAGATTTATTCCTTCTAGAATCTTTTGTCTAGCATCGTTTCCATGTAGAATCATTCAAGCACCCCATACAATTCACTATGTTTTACAAAGGTATATCCTTCATGTGTAAAGTGTTTATTTTCTGCATTGTAACAAACCCTCTTTCCTATCAAGTAAGTATCTACTTTACAGTCAAGAACTACTCCTGTGTTATCTCCTACAGAGATGATGCCGGATGCAGTTGTTGTTGTGTCTTTTTTAATTACTACCCATTCTCCAATCGCTTGCATGTTTTTACTATCGCTATTAGCAGTATTTAAAGTGTCAATCATTTCAATCATC